AGAATTCTATATTAACCTTGTTCGTCATGTTTTGTTCTTGAGTTATCTCTAACTTCTCTGTTGTCTTGTACAAATCTTCTATCAACATGTATTGTTCTTGATCCGTGGGCAGTTGTTCTGACTTCTTGAGTAAGTCTGCTTGAAACAATTCTCTTGATGTCTCTAGTGATGTTAGCCTGCTAGTCACTTCTGTGTACGCAAACACACCCATGGCTACACCAGCAATAATTGCTAACATATTTTTCATTGGCATACTTATCGATGTATTCTCTGATATTTTCATACTGGCGCTACTAAAAATGTTAATATAACAAATGCAATAATAATTATTCCGGTAAAATAATAATTCATACTGGCACACTCCATATTAATTATCTCCACTTAATTGACTACGCATTATTAAAAAATTTTTAAAATCTTGCTCCATTTGATTTATCTTTTCTTCCATAGTTTTCATTTTATCATCAGATACAATTCTATTACCCTTATCTTTTTCAATCATTAATAATAATTCATTTTGATTAGTATTCAACTGTCCAATATAGGTTTTAAAATTAAGTAAATGGGTGTCGTTTATGATGGTAATCTCTGCTTTATTCTTATTGATAGTCTCTGTTAAAGATACAATGTATCTAACTCCGGTAAAGGTCCCTACCACTAAAGAAGCCACTACTGGCACCATCACTATGTTTTTCTTGAATAATTCTGCGATATTCATTTAACATTTATCTCCAGAATATTAATTTTTTCCACCAACTATTTGGATGTATGCAAGTTAAACATCCACAACCACCTTCTTCTGGTAATCCTGGACACTTATCTCCACAATGACAAACGTGTTCACATTCAATACAAATCATTTTTTCTCCTCAATATCATAAAACATTTTATCAGAATCTTCTGTTATCCAATCAGATCCTTCACAGTCCCAGTATGTATTTTGCACACTATAATCGGGCCAATCATTATCTGTAGTATAACTGTTCACATGCCAAATGATTCTGTTGTTTGGCTGCGCTGCATAATTACCATTTTTTAATGCCATTATGTGTGCACACTTGTGCTCTTGCGGAATTTCAGAATGTTCCGTATTTAGTATATTAGTCTCTGGATGCGCCCAGTCAACAGTAAATAAGTATTGACCTGGATAAAATTTTTTATCTTTACCAATATATTTTCCGTCTATACCAGCCAACCAATCAAAACAATGGACACTAGGATAATAACTAAAGCAGTTCCACAGTTCGAGTTGATCCACTCGCATATCAGGCACGTCTTTTCTTTCAAATTCTTTTTGAAAGAAGGCTGAAATAGGTAATCTATAAAAGACCGCACCATTTGGTAACATGCAATGGAATAAGATTGCACGACCTGAAATAGAGCTAAGACCAAAGATAACACAGTCACCAGACTGTCCTTTATTTTTTTTAAGATCATAAAGATACTCCTTCCGTATTTTACAATAAATTGGCGGTATGTTAGCATTTAAATAAGACATAGTACATTATTTTATTTCACCCCAGTTCGGACCATATTCGTCATCTACCTTGTTTGGAACTTCTAGGTCTACTGCGTGGATCATAATATCTTTTATTTTATCAGCTTGTTGTTTTGATTCAATAGAAAAATCTAATTCATCATGTACTTGTATGTGAGCTAGTATCCCTTCTTCGTGAAGTTTCACCATAGCTTGTTTAGTCATATCAGCTGCACTACCTTGAATTAATTTATTTAAAGATTTATAAGTAAATGCTCTACGCTTATCATTTTTATGCCAATAATTTGTTTTCTTCTCTTTTGTTTTATCATCTAAAATAAATTCACCATCATCATCTTTCAACCATTCACCCATGTTTTGAAGTTGAAGCATTCTTTCTTCATCTTCTGCTGGCACATACTTACCCCAGTCTCTACCTTTTAGTATAGGTTCGTATTTAGGAAAACGACAACGTCTACCCAGTAATGTTTTTATCTGACCTTTATTCTCTGCGGCTCTCATAGCTTTATTCATTAGTTGTTTTACAAATGGAACTTTGCTATGATATTTATCAAATAATTCGTCTGCTTTTTCTTTTGTAACACCCAACTCTGCTTGAAGTTTTGCTTTACCCATACCATAAAACAATCCAAGATTAATTGTTTTAGCTTCTGTTCTAGGAATTTCTGCCATCTCTGCAACTATCTTGTGAAAGTCTGTCGATGGATCTGAATCATATGAATCTGCAATTGTATTTACAGAGGGTAATTCATAACGTAATGCATAGTGTGCAACTAACCTTGGTTCCTGTTGCGAGTAATCAAAACAACCCCACTTGCAGTTTTCTTCTGGTATAAATAATGATCTAATCATGGGGCCTGTTACCGGATCCCTGGCTGGTATCTGCTGTAAATTAGGATTAGAATAACTAAATCTTCCAGTAACTGTACCGCCATCATCAGAACGAATCTGATTAATACCTGCGTGTATTCTACCACAATGTTCGTGATCAATAATGGTATCAATAAAAGTTGTTCTAACCTTGTTTATTTTTCTAGCTTCTGCTATCATCTGAACTACAGGATGTTTATGGTTTGTAATAAAGTTTTTAGTGAAAGAAGGTGTTTTTGTTTTTGCAGTTAGTTCATATTTTAAATTTAAGTTGTCAAAAGCTTTGGCAATACTTGCTGCTGCCCATAGTTGAACTTCTTGGTTACATTCTTTTTTTATTTGTAGGAGTAACATTTCTTCTTGCACTGCTAATTGTTGCTTCAATTTATGAGCTTTTTCAACGTCCACTCTCACCCCAAGAAATCGCATATCAACCAGACAAGGAAAAAGATCCGTTTCAAGATTAAAAATATTTTGTAGTTGTTGTTCTTCAATTATCTTTTTAAAATATTGCCACAGTTCTAAAGTAAGTTCAGCGTCCGCTTCAGCATACTCTCCAACTTCCATAGCAGGTAATCTCCACATATCAGCTTTAGGATCTAATCCTCTTGACTTTGCAGCTTGAATTAATTTTGATTCATTCTTACCTTTTTTTAAAAAAGCCCAAGACAAAGTATTTAATGTGTAAGAAAATCTATTTTCATCTATAAGACTGGCTGCAATCATAGTATCTATAATTAAACCATTGATTTTTATACCTAATTTACGTATCCAACATACGTCATACATTGCATTATGAAATACTTTTTTAGAAGGTAATGCACACACATCTGTAAACCAATCTAAAACTTGTTTACGATCCATGTTAGGTCCTTCTTCATGAGCAATTGGATAATAAGCTTTCCAACTTTTTACAGCTACAGCTATGCCTACAATCTCACCAACTCCAATGATGGCTCCTGAACCTAGTTTCTTTAGGTTTGGATCACGTGTCTCTAAGTCAATTGCTATTTCATCATACTTAGATAAATCTGGAAATTGTTTTGGCTGTATCCATTCTGTTTGTGGTAATATCATTTTTCTTCCTTTTTTTTCTGATGAAATACTTCATACCAAGTATCACATTCATCACAGTTATACATACTTACAATATTATGATTTGAATCTGGATAAGTATCTTCCGTATCAAAATCATTATTCCATCTTACTTCTGCATTACAATAGAAACATTTCATTTCTTTTTACCCATGTCTTTCATTGTTTTAATTTGTAATTCACAGTAATGAATTATTTTCTCAAGATCTTGTATGCCCGCCTTGTTCTTATATCGACACACATACTTTATAACATTACCTTGAAAAAAAGAAAGATCATTCTTTGATATAAATTCATATGGTTGAATATGAAATTTTTTATAATGTGATCCTCCAATTTGTTTTTCTTGTGGTCCTTTAGCACTTTCAAATATACTACTATCTGTCATAATTTATATCCTTTCGCTTTTATTCTTGCTTTTAGTTTATATAGATTGTTTTTTGCACGAGTGACTCCTACGTACCAAACTCTATGCTCTTCATCATCTTTGTCCTGACTTTTCTTTATTGCTTTTAATATCTTATCCCCCATATCTAAACATAGAATAACATTATCTTGTTCACCACCTTTAATAGAATGAATAGTTGATGTCCAAATTCTTGCAGGTTTATTTAAATCTTCTCCTGCTTCAATTAAACCTAAGAGATAATCTTTATCTTCTTGTTCTATATTTTGAAAAGCTTCATACCAATCTTTTTTTAAATTAAATTCTTCTGTTCCTGTATATTCTTTAATATCTTTTATATTTTTTTCTTCTAATTCAATATTATTTTGTAACAATTCATAATTTTTTATAGCATTGTATGCCCGAACCCTGACGCTTTTTCCTCGATTACTTTCAAAATATAAATTCTTCTTCTTCAACTGTTCTTCTATTTTTAACAGCCTTGATACTGTTCTAGTTAATATTAACCACTTACCCTCAGTTAAATCTACCTGGTCCAGGTTAGCAATCTCTTCACAGTTTCCTTCGTAGTCTCTCGGATAATATTTCTTTTCTTTTCTATTACCTACAATGTTTTCTATACACATTTGTGATTGTTCCTGTATGGCTTTTGATATTCTTCTAGACTTATGTAATACTTTTTCTTTTGCAGGCTCACCAATAAATCTATTTACATCAGCGCCAGCCCAGGCAAAGATAGCCTGGTCATCGTCTCCTGCAAGATAGATATCTTTACTTTTTTCTTTTAGCTTGTCGTAAAGCTTCCATTGTAATGGTGATAGATCCTGAGCTTCATCAATAAATACTGTATCAAACTCTGGAATTTTATTATCTTTCTCCAATAACATTTCTATCATATCATTAAAGTCAATTAATTTTTTCTTGTCTTTATAAACTATTAAGTTTTGAGCAATATGCTCTAATGTAATCCAATCAACTTGTTTTGAATCATGTTCTCCACGATCAAACTCTTCTCTTATATCCACGCATCTATTAATTGCTCTGTGTATCAATTGAAAGTAGGGATTATCACAAGTTAAAAAAGAAGTTTCTTCTTTGTTATATCTGTCATAGTATTTTACTTTTACATTTAATTTTTTACCAAAACTTTCATAATGATACGGTTGCATTACATCTTCTTCTTTTAGTCCTAAAATATTAAATGCAAATGAATGAAGTGTTTGAAAGTATGGTAATTTTTTATTTTCTGCTGGCATTCTTTTTTTTGCTTCACCTGCAGCTTTTTTAGTAAATGCAAAATAACCTATTTTATGTAATGGTGTACCTACTCTTGCATAAGCTTTGGCTCTTGATATTAGTCTATATGTTTTACCCGTACCAGGAGGACCATATATTTTATATATCATTAAATAATATCCTCTTCATCTTCAAAGTCTACAATCTCTTGTACTTGTTTTCTTTCTTCAAAAATGTGTAAAGGTATTCTAAGAACTTTTATTGGTGGAAAGTATTTATCATCTTTGTCTTTACCTGGAAATCTTTTTGGTTTATTAAACAAAGCTTTCTTATCTTTATCATCACTTTTAAATAATTCTTTTACCATGTAAGAAGTTCTTTGTGGATCTGTTTTCCATTCTCTAGTTTTTAGATCAGAATAGAATTCATCATAAACAAACCATGCATACTTTTCATCAATTAGAGGTTTACCACTTTCAAATGATTTATATGTTGTAGCTTTCGGTCCATAGATATATTTCTCCAGATTCTTCAATAAAATATCCATAGGACTTGTACCTTCTACTGGTTCAATAGTTTCTATTTTTTCTTTATCAAATAAAAGCTGCATTATTTCAATAAAGTCATTACCTTTTAGATTTGGTGGAACTATAAATGCTTGTTCCATTAGCAATGCTCTTATTGCTTTCTGACTCTCTAATTTGTAAATATCTTTTGCATGTACTTGTGCAGTTTCCCCATCTTCTCCTTCAACAGTAAACTTCCATTCTGGTGTGGGTTTGTAATTTATTTTTTGAAGTGCAAACATTCTAGGCCATAAAGGTTTATCATCAGATAGAATTCCATATTTTCTTTTTAAACACACTGGTTTAACACACACTGGTGATAGTAGTTCTCCATTACATTGATAACCTTTTGTTTCTTTATCCCAACTTTTAATTTTTGTTTTAACATGATCATCTGTCCACTTAGAATCAAACTTAAAATAATTTCTAGCTGCTTCAACTATCTTATCTTTCCAGTTATCTTTGTATTTCTTTTTAGCAAAGACCATATAGTTATATAAAAATCTATCTCTATCATCTGTCATTATTTCTTTTGTAAGAACTCCAAGACAAGGTGGACCATCTTTAAACTCTTCACCACTACCTTGTAGTTCATCTGAAATAATTTTTTCCTGTATATCTTTTAATTGTTTCTTACTTACTGAATTAAGTTCAATACATTTTACAAACATGTCTAAAGACATTTCAGTTCCATCAGGTGCTAATGCTCTTCGACCATCTGCATTGTATGGAAGATTTATAAAGTTACCATTTGCTCTATTACCTTTTTCATCGGAAGAACGTAAGTTTGTTTGTTTAGGAAATATCTCTGTCTTAATGTTTAGTTTAAATACATAGAGCATTTGTTCTAAGAACTGTCTTATCTCTATTGCTTTTACAAATTCAGTGGTGAACACATATAAATGTAGTCCACCACTTTTGGACAGGACAGGGATAATTGGTAAACTTTTTTCTTGTATTATTTTTAAATAAAATTCTCTATCTATTGGATACTTGTCTACATCTATCGCACCGAATCTTGCAGTGCCATCATCTGTACATGGTTGTATACCAATTGATTTAACTCCTGTTAAATGATCTTCATAGTCTTTTTCTGTAACTTTTAATTGTGACCATTCATGTTTAAATTTTTTCTTTCCTGTTTCAGGATCTATGTATCCTTCGTTTATTTTACAGACACCATAATTACGTGTTAACCCTGTAAAATACTTTATAAAATCTTTCATTCCCATCCCTGTTTTTAAGGCGCCTCCAGTCTCCCTTCAGCGCCTCTGCTTGGCCAGCATTCCCAGAAGGGAAACTAGATAATGTCTTCTTTACTTTTAGTTGATGCAACCTGTTCATACTTAGGTTTTGCTGCACCTGCAAAAGCTTCTTCTTGAAGTTTTTTTGCAGTTTCATAGATCGATAAATCTTCTGGCTTAGAAACATCTAACATTTTAACCTTGC